CAGACAATGGTCTTGATGAGTTAGCTACAGAAGGTAAACAATATCTTAATTCAGGCAAGACAAGTAAAGTTACTTGTTCAGATATGATAAGCAAATTAAAGAATGCGTTGTCGTAGCTGTAACATAGGAGAAAATGACCTGTATGGTGAGCCAACATTTATTTATGATGGGTTGTGTATGGATTGTAGGAACGTTATAAACTATGTACCAAAGAGAAATTATACAATACATCAATAATCAATTTCCATTTATGGATGAGCTTGTAGAGAGCGAAGATATATTCTCTTGTTATGATTGTGAAAACAAACAATACATAATAGAAATTAAGTCAAGAGATAAGCATTACGATCCTTGGATTATAGAAAAGAAAAAGTTTGTAAGTAACTACAACAAGTCAAAAGAACTTAACAAAGAGTTTATATATCTTACTGAATACAGAACAAAGATAATAACTTGGAACATTACTAACTTAGTCAAGGTTAATTATGATTTTAAATGGGAACACAAACACTTACCAAGAACAACAGAGTTTGAAGAAAATAAACCAATACTTAAAGAAGTTGGTTATCTTTATGAGAAGTACGCAAAGAAATATTAGGAGGATAAATGAGCGATATATCAGTAAACGAAGCAGACCTTGTAGTTTTATTACAAGAACTAGAGAACAGAGGTATCTTTAAGACTGTAATTATTACTAACGCTAATGGTGTACAAGAGTTAAAAGCTATTGTACCTGTAGGTACTGTAACAATTAACACGCCACAAGAAGAAGAATGATTTATATATTTAGATGTTGGCAAGTTAATCACGTTGAAGTTACAACAAGTGAACCTTACATAGGTGTAGGCGAACGACCAATGTGTGATGAGTGTTATTATATAGCTTTAGATGGTAGTTCCTAAAAAATATTTAAACGAAATGAGATTAGGGGATCAACACACCTTAGAAAAAAAACCTAATCTTAGAATATTATCTCTTGGTGCAGGAGTTCAATCATCTACATTGTTAATGAAAATATATAATAATGAGATAAAACCAGTAGATGCAGCAATTTTCGCTGATACAGGAAACGAGCCACAAGAAGTATATGAATGGTTTGAGTTTCTTAAACAAAAAGTGTCAGATAAAATACCTATAATAATTGTAAATAACGACAGAAACACAGGTGATATAACTAAAGATATACTTTCTCCATCTGGTTTTTTTGCTTCTATACCAGTTTTTGTTAAAAATCCTAATGGAAAACAAGGTCTAACTTTAAGAACTTGTACTGATAGATATAAAATACAACCCATAAATAAAAAAATAAGAGAGTTACTTAACGTAACAAATCTTCGTGGTAAGGTCGTTGAAGTTGTTATGGGTATATCTTCTGATGAAATTCAAAGGGCAAAACAACCACCTAACAAATGGGCTATAAATTGTTACCCATTAATAGAAAACAACATATCAAGGCACGATTGTTTGCATTACTTTGAATCATTAGGTTTTCCACAACCACCAAGATCAGCCTGTATTATTTGTCCTTATCACGACAATAAAGAATGGCAAAGAATCAAAGAAAAACATCCAGAAGAATTTGAATACGCAATAAATTTTGACAAACAACTTAGATCAAATAAAGAAAGTCAGTTTGTTGAAAAATTAAATGGTGAGTTGTTTCTGCATAGAAAAATGCAACCATTGTCTGATATAGATTTTATAGCAGAAGATGATCCACAATATTCTTTGTTTGATGATGAATGTGATGGATATTGTGGTGTTTAAACTATCTTGTAGTTACTCCAACCATTCTTATCTATTGTAAAAGTTAGAACTCCAGGATCGTTCCACATACCTGTTCTTGCAGTAAAGTCTTTACTTGCATCTATGCTTGGACACTGAAACCAAGTACGTTTACCTTGTTTGAGTAATCTTGGGTGATGATAGTGTCCTGTAATTAATATTTCAGCAGCACCACTAGGCAACCAACCAAACATCTGACCTTGCCACCACTTCATTATCTTTCCTTCTGGACCTGCTCCACCACCTGTCATATGTCCGTGTGTTATAGCTACTGCTTTGCCTTTTATTTCTAACAAATGATGATAGTCAGTAGGTAATATTGTTGTAACCTTCTTGTATCTTGGGTTCTGTGCCATAATCTCTTTGCATATTTCAAAGTGCATCATATCGGAGTTGTCTAATCTGTCTGATAATACCTGTCCTTTACCTGATCTAGTCATCTCTCCGTGATTACCACCTATCCCACACATAGTAATCTTGTCTGCGTATGGTAAAAATGTATCAACAGTCTGCATAATCATCTGTCTTGCTAGTTTATATTGCTGTGATAGTGTCAATTCTATGTTAAAAGGCATAGAAGAATAGAAAGATTGGTCGCAATTCTCTGTCAAATCACCTAAACCTAGCAAAAATACCTCATTTATGGCTGTTCCTCCCTTACGCAGTGCCTTGATCTGTTGTACCCCCTCTATAAGGGCTTCCTCGTAGCGTTTAAGGGTATTTTCTACTCCATAGTCTGCTTTTCCTAGTTGCCAGTCAGCCATTGTCCATATAAAGGCTGTATCACCACCATATTTCTTGTTTTTTAGCTTAGGTTTCTTTAAATATATCTTGCATAACTCATCAAAGTATTCATCTAATGCAGGATTCTTACGTTTTACAACTCCCTTAAACGCATAAAAGGTGGTAACCTTACCACCTTTTAACTGACCTTCCCACTGTGATACTTTGACAGAACCATCTATCTTGTAATATCTAGGATCAAATCCAAAGCCCTGCAATATACTATCGTATTTATCTTTGTAGTTTGGATCAGTGCCGACATAGGTTATATCACCTTTGCCTGTTTTTTCATCAAATTCAATAGAAGGTTGCCAACCTGATTTATAGTAGTTATTACCTAACTCTTGTGTCATAGGCAGCCCTTTCTGTTGTTCATAGTCTAACTATGATGTATGACAAAATCTACTTTGTAATTTGTTTTTTAGCGTAAGTCTTGACCACTGCTAGTGCAGCACCACCACCAGCTAAAGCTGCTAGTTCAAGTGTATTAGCATCTAATGATACTAAAGGTGCTACTACAAGTGCTCCAAGGAATGCTTCTACGAAAGTCCATAGTGTTCTTTCCAGCATATCTTTGAGATCATCACTCATTTTATACTCCCACGAATCGGACCAAGGTGTCCACCATACATCTTTTTTAAATGTACCATCCTGGTTTCTTGCTCTGTTTTTTCTTTCAAACATTATGTTATGTTTCTACCACTAAGTTTAGCATTTAATACTTTGATTTCACCACTTATCTCTTGTAACTTCTCATATACATCTGATTGTTCAGCAGGTTTATCAAGTAATTTATCAATAGTTGTGTATTCTATTGATACTTTCTTGCCTTGTAGTAACTGATTAGCTACCTTTGCGTACATTTTTTTGTATGCAACTGTGCTTGATCCAATGAAACCATCTTTAGAGCTATCTAAATCTTGTTGTGTTTCTCCTACAATTAAACAACCTGATGTGTGTTCATCAGTGTTACCTGTATGTATAAGTATGTAAGTAAAGTTAGGTACATCTTGTATATGCAACATACCATAATGTGCATTCTTATATCTCTCTGAATATTTAGAGTGAAAGCCACCTGTTTTCCTAAATTCTATATCGTATGTGCCTTCTGGTATGCAAGTTTCGTGCATAACTTTTACTGCTTGATACTGATCTTCTAATGTAAAGCACTCAAAGATACCATCAATTAATAAAATACCATTGGTTGCATCAGTGCCGAACTGTGTTCTTACTACTGTTAGTTTCATTTATCCTCCTAATGACTTGGATATTTACAGTTACAAATAGTTATATTTGTATATCCGTTGTCTGCTATAAACGTACGACAATGAGTATCTATCTCATCATCAATGTCATCAAGTATAACATCATCAAACCACATTATTTTCTAAAACCAATAGTCAATAACCATATGCCTAATGTAATTAATGTTGCTAATCCTGTAACTTGTTGTGCTGATCCTGTAAGAGTTAGCGTTGCTATAACTAAACCTACTAAAGTCCAGCTAAGGTTAAGTGTTTCCTTGATAGCTTCTACTAACCAAGACCATAATTTATTTATCATATCGTTTTCCTAAACATAAACGCAGCCATACTTGCTATTCTAGTCAAGATTACAGGAACTACTACCTCTTGTGCTTTTTCTTTTTGGTCATTTGTCATATCATCTCCTATACTTGCGATACTTATATCTTCAAAATCTATATCTACAAAAGTTTCTATTGGATTTTCTAAGAATGTTTCAAACTGTACCTCTGTAACGACATCAGCAAGTGTGTAGTTCTCTACATCTGCATTCTCTACAGCTCTCTCAACGTATTCTTCTACGGCTTCTGCAACAACTTCATCCTCTTGTATTGCTTCTGCAATAATTTCAACATCTTCAGTCTGTACCTGTAATACTTCAGCGACAACCTCAACTTGTTCTTCAGTAAGTATTTCAATATCATCAATAGCCTCCTCAACAACAGCCTGTACAACTTCTTGTACTTCTTCTGTTGCCTGATCTAAGTTTTGTACACCTATATCATTAACTTCTTCTAATACTTCTACAACTTCTTCGGTTGCGAGTTCTTGCACATATACTTCAATGGCTTCTTCTTTAGCATCTTCGTATTCCTCTAGTTCTTCTTCTGTATATTCCTCTAGTTCTTCTTCTGTAACCTCTGGTATATCAATAACTATTATTTCTTCTATAACTTCTTCTAGTTCTGCTACTTCTTCTTTGATATTTTCTTGTATTGGCTCAACAAAAACCTTTTCATCTTGAAGTTCATCTTCTCTCTCTTTGTCATCTCTAGGTATTTCTTTGTCCAACTCATCTTCTATTATTTCCTCATCTTCTATTATTTCCTCATCTTCTATTTCTTCAAACTCTGTGTTCCAGTCATCTATATCAATATCTAGGTCTTTTATATCTTCTATAATTATAATCTCAACCTCATCAAATTCTTCTAAGTATTCTTCTACCTCTATAACTGTATCAATAAATTCTATTAATTCTTCTTCATCTTCAAATATAAATATTTCAATTTCTTCTTCGTATTCAAGTTTCTTAACATCTCTTTCCATCTCTCGTTCAAGTTCTTCAACTTCTTCTTCAGTAAGCTCAATATATTCTTCCTCAATAAGTTCATCTTCCAACTCAATAGATACAATATCATCATCAAAAAACTCCTCTCCGATTTCTCCCATATCTTCTTCTTCAATTTCAATAATTTCAATGTCATAGTTATCTAAATCTCCTCGTGCTACTTGTTCATCAGTAAGTGCAACTCCGTACAATTCTTCGTTTTTAGCACGTTCGTTATCTCTTTCTACTGTACCATCTTCTACCTCATCCTCTGTATATTCAGCTACAGTTCCATCATCCATAACTATTTCTATAGGTTCTGGTTCAGGTTCTGGTTCAGGTTCTGGTTCAGGTGCAGGTGGTGGTTCAGGCTTAGGTGGTAAAGTTGTGGTAGTAGTCGTAGTAGTCGTACTACTTGTAGTTGTTGTAGTTTCTTCAGGCACAGTTGTTGTTGTAGAACTTGTAGTAGTTGTAGAACTTGTAGTTGTAGTTGTTGTGCTTGTATCGGTACAAGTATTAGTAGGTGCAGTCCATTCACCTAAGTTTATAAAAGGTAACTGATTAGGTATCTCTATTGTTTGTTGTAATGTTAATGTACTGTAACTTTGATCCGTGTCATTATCAGACCTTATCTTTGTTCTAAATGTACCATAAGGATTCTCAAAGTATGTTTGTAAATCTTCTAAAGAAAAAACGTGATAGTTCCAAACTAGATTATCTGTATGTCCGAATGATGTAGATATACAATAAGCAGTAGATGTATCTATATCTGTATCACTTATCGTAAACCATATTGTATATTTTTCTGGAGGACTATCTTCAAAGCCATCAGATGTATATATACCAATAGTTAAATCACCTGTAGTGGTGTCTAAAGCTATTGATTGATTGTATGCAGGTTGTGTTGGAACGTGATCTGCAAAAACTGGTATTGGTACAAGAAGTGTAGTAACTAAAAGTATTCTTAAATAGTTACTTATCCTCCTGAACAACATCCTTGTCCACAACAATCCATATATTCTCCTTTACATTAAGTTGCCAACAAGTGCAGCTAATGCACCTACAGCAACAATCCATCCAAACAATTCCTGCCTGGAAATTTTACTATTTACTTTTTCGTGTAATAAATCTATTCTCTCGTTGATTTCTTTTTGTCCTTCAATAATCATTATCAGCATTTCTTTCTGTGTGAAACCATTACTTACAGGTAGATTGTTCATACAATCCAATCCCAATCTTCTTCTTTAAAATTATCATGTACTTTTGGCATAGAGATTTGATCTAACCAAACTAAAAATTTTTTAACAAAGTAACCGACAATAAAACCAACTAGATAATCCATAATACGATTGTATCATAGGATTTTTTATTAAGGTTTATTCAGGTTTTGGATTGTCAGATTTGACTTTTGCTATATGGTCTTTCCAAGTTGTACTGCTATTTACATTATCCCAGTACTGCATATCTAACTGATCTGCAATAGAACCATAGGCTTCTTGTCTAGCTTGTATATAACCATACTGTTGTTCTTCCCATTTAGAATTACCTAAATCAATCTTAGCTTGGTCATAATCAGAATCAGAAAATTCCATTCTTTCATTATTGACCTGCTTGTACATTGGTTTTGCAGCTTCTATCTCTGCATCTGC